CCCTTGGCACAGCGCTTGGTGCGCTGGTGAAACTTGCCGGATGGGTGATTGAACACGTTGTCCCGGCGGTGGCTGGATTCATTTCCATTGCCGTAACGCTTGCCAGCAAATTTATTGAGCTTGTAAGCCCTGCGGTTAGCTGGCTTGCGGAAAAGGTGTCGGAACTTGCCGGATGGATTACCGCGCACGTTGTTCCAGCCGTTGGCGGCTTTTTGGATGAAGCCGGGAAGTTGGCAACTTCGCTTGGAAATACGCTGCTTAACGCGGTGCAGTGGCTGATTGATAAGTTTACAGCACTGAAGAATTTCTTGGTAAAAACATTAAGCCCAGTGATTGATTTCATCAAAGGTGCGTTTGATGCGGTAAGGCAGACTGTTGGCAAACTGATTGATAAAGTCAAAGAATTTCTTGGTATGGATACGAAAAAGACCATAGATGTCAGTTTCCGTGAAACAACCGCAAACGTATTGCAAGATGTAAAGTATATGCACCTGACCAATTCCCTTGGCGAATCTTTAGGTACAAACTATTGGCGCGGCGGTTTAACCCGTGTCAACGAACGTGGCGGCGAAATTATGAATCTGCCATCTGGCACACAGATTATCCCGCATGATATTAGTGAAAAAATGGTCGGTGGCAATACCAACAATACCAATGTAACTGTCAATGTTTACGGCATGGACGTCCGGAATCCCAGACAGCTTGGGGAAATTGTTGCCGCGGAAATTATGCGGCAAATCCACAATACACCATAAAAAAAAGGGGGGGGAAAGTCATGGTAGAAACTGTTTTCAGCGCGAACAACCGGGAACAGGTTATGGTGCTGCCATGGACGCCGCCCGGACTGCAAATCGCGGAACGGCAAAATAATAACACCTTTGATGGGTTAAGCCGCGGCAGGGCTGTGATTGGAACAATGGCGCCGCGTGTGATTTCGTTTTCGTCCATTTTTCCAAAGGTGCATCAGCGCTGGATGCACCCGCAAGCCCTTCATGCCCCGCTGGATTATGTGGAATTTTTCCGCAAATGGCGGGAAGAACTTGTCCCCATTCGGATTGTTATTACCGATAATACGCGGGAAATTATCAATATGGCGGTTACTGTGGATGATTTCACTTGGAAACTGCGCAAAAATGGCGATTATGAATATAGCATTACACTTTCCGAGTATGTTTTTATCAAGTGATATTTTGGCACGGCAAAAGCCGGAGATTACTCCCCGGCTTTGCTGTCCAGTACATACAGTTCTGTTAGTGTTACATCCAGCGCGGCGGCAAGTGCCGCTGCAATGGATATCATGCAGTCGCCGCGCTTTTCAATATCTTGTATGGTACGGCGCGGCACACCAGATAACGCGGCAAGTTTGGGTACGCTTAACCCTTGTGCTAAGCGGATTTCCCGCAAGTGCAGCATGATTGATTCCCCCTTGTCAGATTGATTTAATAAGATAAAAAAGCGAAAAACACAACCCCAAAAGGAAAAATACTTGCAAAGCAACTTTGATATATATATTTTTCATCTTGCGCAATTGAAAGACTTATGATATAGTTTGAATAAGGTTAGGGGGCTTGCGCCCCCGCGCCTTAGTGTCGGATTGCATCAATCAGGATTTTGAGCCATCCCACGATTGATATGATCCGTATTATGAGCTTTTCGGTTGCTTTCAGCAATTCGGAAAGCTCTTTTATTTTGTCGTCTTTCAATCATTGCACCTCCTTTCTATGCTTATAGTATAGCACGTTTTAACGTGCTAGTCAAGCATTTATTTAAAATTTATATAAAATATTCTAAAGAAAGAGGTGTAGACTGTGTATTATGGAACCGATGAATATCATCTGCTGCTGATGCGGGCAGGCGCTTGGGAAGATATCACCAGCCAGACTGCAAACCTTTCCAGCAGCGATGAAATGAATACATTGAGTGTGGAAGTCAGCTTTTCCATCAATGCAAATCCGCTGGATAAGTATATCCCCAAACTGGCAGTACAGGTTGGGGATAAAATCAAAATCATGAATAAAGATAAGGAAATTTTTCAGGGTGTTATAACCGAGGACAGTCTTGATTTTACTTATACAGCACATGATTTTGGCTGGTATCTGAATAAATCTACACTGACTTTTCAGGCGAACAATGCGCCTGCGGACAGTGTGATTACTCAGCTTTGCAGCCGTGCCGGTGTGCCGCTGGGCAATGTACCCGCAATGCCGCAGAAAATCACAAAATTATATGTTGGTGAAACAGTTTCCGGCATTATGACTGATGTTTTGTCGCAGGTAACAACCTTGACCGGACGGGAATTTTTATATCGTGTGGAAGCCGGGAAACTTTGGATACGGGATATGCCGGGTGATGTTGTTGTCCTCAAGCATTATCCGGCTTGGAACATCTCCCCTTACCCGGCAACCTGGGCGCTTGGCAAAGTTTCTGGCGGGCATAGTTTGGATGACTTTTCTAATGCTGTGCAGCTTGTCAATGAGGGCGATAATGTCGCGCATATTGTTGCATCGGCGGAAAATGCTGCAAGTATCGCTCAATTCGGTCGAGTGCAAACAACATTAACTGTTTCAGATGATATGAACGGCACACCTGCTGCCATTGTAAAAGCTGCGTTGGAAAAGGCAGACCGTTTGCCGGGAGAATTTACAATCGCGCAGATGTATGGTGCAGATATCGCGAAATCTGGGCGGGTTGTGCAGTTTGGATCAGATGCGTTTGGGTTGTCTGGACTGTATCGTATCAAATCTGTGACGCATGAATATGGGCATCCGCATACCATGAGTTTAACTGTTGTCCCAGTCAGCGTGCCGCGTGCTGGGGATGGTGTGGTTGGTATTCCGGGCGGCTTGGCAATCGCGCCGCCAGCGGCACCTGATGGCGGCGCACCCGGCAGCACTGCAACACCCGGCACAACAGATACGGTGACTGGTTCTACAACCCAAACCGTAAAGGAAATGTTGGAAGCTGGGACAAATAAATCTGATGCGGTATCTGTCATTACCACAGGCGGCGGCGCGGCGCTTGTTGCGGTTGCGAAAAAAGAAGTCGGTACAAAGGAAAGTCCATTGGGTTCCAACAAGCAAAAGTATGGTGCATGGTTTGGTATGAATGGCGTGCGCTGGTGCGCGATTTTTGTTAGCTGGTGCGCCAATGCCGCTGGGATTCCGGCAAGTGTTATGCCGCATGGCGAAGCTTCTGTTTCCGGTTTTCAGGACTGGTATGCAAGCCGGAAATTGTTCCGGAAAAAATCATCTGGATATATCCCACAGCCGGGTGATTTGATGATTCAGAAAAGTGCGGGTGCAAGCCATGTTGGTATTGTGGAAAGGGCGGACAGCGACAGTTTTTCTACGATTGAAGGCAACACGTCAAATAAAGTTGGGCGGCATACATATCAGTATACCGATGCAAAACTAACCGGGTTTTGTACGCCCAAATGGTAGGTGACAATATGAGCAGTTTAAGTGAATTTGCAATGCTTTTGCAGCAAATGCGGTCAAAAGAAGTATCAGGATACGAAATCGGTACTGTGGTAAAACTTATCCCGTTTACCGTGTCGCTGTATGGCGGCAGTATGATGGCGGCTGACCCGCTGTTAAAGCTGACAGAAACCGCTGCTGCAAAGGATTGGCGGGTTGGCAATCAGGTGCTTTGCCTGATGCAGCCAAGCGGTGTTGTGCTTGTGGACAGGATGTGATTTAAAATGCAGTTATTCCCTGATTTTATAGAAACCACGGTGTCCAATTTGGACACCAGCCAGCCTGCCGTAGAAATCCAGACCAGTCTGAAATATGACCACGAAAATAAACAGTTTTACATGATAGATGGTTCGCCGGTCACGTGTACTGGCAAACAGTCTGTGCGGGAATGGATTGCGTTGATGCTGCGTGTACAGCGTGGTAAAGATCCTGTTTTTGCGGAAGATTGCGGCATTGATGTGGATGGGCTGCTGGGCACGCGGGCTTTTCCAGATGGCTTTACCCGATCCGAACTGATTCGCGAAATCCGCGAAACTTTAGCCTTATGCCCTGCCATCAGTGGCGCGGAAGGGTTTGAGGTCAACCGCATTGGCGCGAATATGGCAGTGCATTTCACTGCCCTACTGTGCAATGGCGAAACATTGGAGGTGAATGAAAATGTTGGTGGATAGCATTCATGCGGCGTTGCTGGCGCAGATCCCGGATAGCTATCAGAAAACAACGGGATTTCCAACTTGGATGCTGACACGCGCCATGGCGCATGGGCTTGCCGAAGGGGAAACAGTTATTACAAAAGCACAGCAAAATCTTGACCCGGAAAATCTGCATGGCGATGATTTAACCCATTATGTGTTTACGCGAACCGGGCAGGAACGGCGGGAAGCTGTGTTTGCCAGTGGGATGCTGACCGCTTCCGGTGAAGGGATTATCAGTGCTGGGGATTTGTTTGAAACCGAAGGCGGCATTCAGTTCCGTGCTGCCGAAACTGTGATTGTTTCGGGTACGGCAAGCGTCCCTGTGTTTTGTGTGACGCCTGGTACGGCTGGTAATGTCGCGGCGGGTACAGTTTGCAAAATGCCTGTGCAACTGCCCGGCATTGACAGCATAACCAATCCCCTGCCGATGACAAACGGCTTTGATGCGGAAACGGATGCAGAATTATTAGACCGGTTTTTAGAACGTTTACAGCAGCCTGTAACCGGTTCGAACAAGTGGCAATATCTCATGTGGGCAAAAGAAGTTTCCGGCGTTGGTGCGGCGCGTGTGTTCCCGTTGGGGCACGGCGATGGCACAGTGGATGTGATTATCATTGACAGCGATGGACAGCCCGCAAACCCTGCGCTGGTGCAGGCTGTACAGGAATATATTGATCCGGAAAGTGCCGGAAAAGGTGAAGGACAAGCCGGAATCGGGGCGCATTGTTATGTATCTGCTGCGGAAGGGATTGCCGTGAATGTAGCTGTTACAGTGAAATGTTTGGACAGCACTGGAATTTCGGAAGCGGTGCAAAAATCTATTGTGGGTTATTTGGCAAGTATCGCATTCCAGCAGGATTATGTATCTTATGGCAAACTGGCTGTTGCTGTGAATGAAACAGCAGGCGTGCTGGATTATCGGGATTTTACCATCAACGGAGATACCGCAAATATTCCTGTTGGTGAACGGCAAGTTGCCATTTGCGGGGAGGTGACCGTTGCTTATGAGAACACGTAAACCTGGCACAGGGCTGGAATGGGTATTGCCCAAAGAATACCGGCGGGATCGATGGGTGTGTGATATTTTGCAAATCTGTGATGCGGCGCTCTCCGAAAAAATCTTACAGCCTGCTTTGCAGCTTGCGCAGGAACTATTGCTGGATGACATGAGCCTGCGGCAGCTGCAAATCGAAGAACGGCTTTGTGGTATCGTACCGCCGTCAGGCGCGGCAATCGCGGATCGAAAAGCCGCTGTGGCGGCACGCTGGAAAACTGGCGGCAGTATGAGTCTTGCACAGCTCCAAGCAATCTGCAATAGTTGGAAAAATGGTTATGTGAAAGCAGATTATATTGACAACCGGTTAAAGATGCAGTTTATTGGGGAATTTGGCATTCCGGAAGATTTGGACGGGCTGAAAGCCGCGCTGGAAGATGCCCGCCCGGCACATATCCCGATTGATTATTTGTTCCGGTATTTGCTGGTGCGGGAAGTCCATGGGATGCCGCTTACTGAATTGGGAACTCGCACAATCCATGATTTTGCATTCCGAGGTGATAGCTTTGAGTAAACAAACAAAAAATCTGGGGTTATTCCAGTATGACCCGCAGGAAGATGGCGCACAAACATTTAATATTGATGTGGCACTAAATGAAAACTGGGATAAGATTGATGATGCGATAAACGGCAAAGCGGACTTGGATGAGAGTGGGAAAATACCGGCAGGTCAATTGCCGGATATGGATGTAAGCGGCGCGATTAATGCCCACAATATTGATGCGGAAGCGCATCCGGATATCCGGCGGCAAGTCAGCGCGAATGCCCAGGCAGCGGCAACCGCGCAGTCAACCGCTGAATCAGCGCTTCGGGAAATTACGAAAATCAATAATACCATTCATGTTGTGCCAACGCAAAGCGGAAATATGACTTATAACGGCAGCGCTCAAAGTCCTGCCTGGAACAGCTATAACCCGGATGTTATGACGCTAGGCGGAATAACATCCGGTACGGACGCGGGTACTTATACTGCAACATTTACCCCAAAAGACGGCTACTTTTGGGAAGATGGCAGTACTGATGCAAAGTCTGTAACATGGGTGATTACAAAGGCGGTCGTAACACTTCCAACACAAAGTGGTACTCTGACTTATAATGGCAATGCCCAAAATCCATCTTGGAATAACTACGATGCCGCAAAGCTGACCATTGGCGGCACAACATCCGGCACAAATGCAGGCGCATACAACGCGACATTTACACCAACATCCAATTATCAGTGGAACGATGGTACAGTAGGGGCAAAGACTGTAACGTGGGTGATTGCAAAGGCAGTTATAACACTTCCAACGCAAAGCAACACACTGACTTATAACGGCAATGCCCAAAGTCCAACTTGGAATAACTACGATACTGCAAAGCTAACTATTAATGGCACAACCTCTGGCAAAAATGCGGGGAGTTATAATGTATCCTTCACGCCAACCAAAAACTATCAGTGGAATGACGGCACAACAGGCGCAAAGACTGCGACATGGATAATTAATAAGGCTGCTTTAAAGGTTCCTAGAGCAGGTGGCTATTTGACGTATAAAGGCAGTAATTATTCTCTTGCACCGGCATGGTATGACTATGACGATACGAAAATGACAAGGGGTGGGGATATTCAGGCTACCTATCCTGGCAACTACGCAACGACATTTACTATCAAGGATAGAGATAACTATCAGTGGGACAATGGTACGACCGGCCTCTGGAATGTAGGATGGACAATTCACAAAGGCAGTCAAACGATATCATTAAGCGCTTCCTCTGTGACTTTAAGTAGAAACAACACGACTGCCGTTTCTTATGTAACTCATACAGGAGATGGCGTTCTATCACTTAAGTATGGTGGTACAGCGTATTTTGGTAATCCATATAATATCACAGTTGGGGAGAATGTAGTTGCAA